ATCTTGCGCTTGGCCGTGGCCTTCGTGTTGGGGTCGAGGATGTTCTGGATCACCTTGTCCATCTCATAGTCGACGCGCTCCTCGAAGGCGCCGCGGGCCATCGACATGATGCTGTCGCGCTGGTTCTGTTCGTTCATGTGGTTGCTCCTTTCTCTTTGTCTCCGGCCGTTCCGTACTTCTCGAGCGTGTCCTTCAGAGCGCCCGCAATACACTCGGCCATGACTGTCGCGGTTTTGGTTTCGCTGCTCTTGGCAGCCTGTTCAATGGCTGCGCGGATCTCGTCGGGCTCATATCCCGTGTTCTCATAGGCGGCGAGCTTCTGGACGAGCACCTCCTTGGTGGCTGCGCTCCAGTAGCCCGTCTTGATGCCGTTGACTCTCTCGTGGGTCAGACGTTCCATGCTGGCCCTCCTCTCAGGTGGCCGATCCGAGCGTCATCTGCTCGGCCTCGGTCGGGTTGTCTGCGTAGGCTGCGGCCGTCTGGCCCGTGGGGCCTGAAGGCTCCGCTCTGGCCCACACGGCCTCGGTGGCGTCCGAGCGGGTGGCCTTACGGCGGCCGACCGTCGTGAGGATCCCGATCTCCTTCAGCTCTGTGAGCCGCGGGGCGACGTAGTTGCGGTTGAAGTACGGGATCCGGCCGGCTGCGACGAGCTCCTCGGTGATCTCGCTGGCCGTGAGCTCACGGTTGCCGAGGGTCTCGAGGATCAGGCGGCAGCGGGCGGCCCGCTTGGGGAGTACGGCGTCATAGCTGCGGCGCCGGGTCTCTTTGGTTGTCTGGTTCATGTGTTTCCTCCTTTCCGGCCAGCTCGACGCTGTCTGCTGGCGCGCTGTTGGTGCATACTTGCCCGGACTATGCGACGTCCGTTTTTGCGGCGGTTTCAGCCTGTGGGAGGAGTTTGAAGATCTCCGCGATGACCGAAGCCGTCCATCCGTTTCCAATCGCTCTCTTTCTCGCCGGTTCCGGGACGGCTGCTGTGTAGCTGGTGGGGAGCCCTTGGAGCTTTTCGAGCTCCTCGACGGTAAAGTGCCGGATGACATTGTCGTAAAATACGCAGATGTCGCAAGCGCAGGTGATGGTATGGCTTTTCTGATGTATCACGCGGCCGCGTCTGGTGGCGCTCCCGGGGAAGGCGAGGGAGACGCCGTCGCCATCGACGGCCTCGATATATCCGCGGGCTGTGGCCTGTTTGACCACGATGCCGCCGGCAGTCTTTTGGACGAGCCCCATCGAGTCCTCAGATATTCCCGGGCCGAACAGGAGCCCGCCAGCCTCCGTGAAGTCGCTCACATCGACGCTGCGGTCGATGATGGTGTCCAACGGTTGCCCCCCCCCCGCTACTCAGCGGGCTGAGGTCTGCGATGTTGCTCCAGTAGGCCCTCGGCCGGTTTTGAGCGGAGTGTGCGCGGCTGTTGATGTGGACGGGCTGCACGCCGAGCTTCTCGGTGATGACGTCCTCCCACTCGCGTTTCATAATCACATTTTCGAGGAGGAACTTCACGTCGGGGTTTTTCTCCCTGACTTCGTTCAGGACTCGCACATAGTCAAAAAACAGGCGGCTGCGCGGATCGTCGAAGTTTAGGCCGGCCCCGGCCCTCGAGAAGCCTTGGCAGGGGCTCCCTCCGATGACGAGGTCGATTTTTGGGAGGTCTGGTGCTGTCACATTTTCCACGGGGCCGATGTGGATCATGTCGGGCCAGTTTGCCCTCGCCACAGCCTTCGCGTCCTTGTCAATCTCGCTGGCGATGTAAAGGTCGACGGGCACGCCGGCCATCTCCAGCGCGAGGCGGCCGGTCGCTATTCCGTCGAACAAGCTTAGGACTCTCATGTCGTCACCTCCTCGATGCCGTGCAGGAACTTGATGAAGCCAGCCGTCGCCGGTACTTCGTAGCGGGAGAGCTCTGCGTGCGTCATGTACTTGCGGCCGTAGATCTCGGCCATATCACGCCAGACGGGCCACGGCACGCGGTAGAAGTCCGTCAGGCTCACGGAGACGAGCACGAAGGCGATGGCGCCGAGCTTGTGATGGGCCTCGAGGTCGTCCTGCTGCTCTTGAGTGAGCCGGCGCTGCTCGATGCGCTCGTCGTCGGTGTGCTTGGCCTCGAAGTAGATGCTCCGGCCGCCCTTCAGGGTGCCGCCATAGTCCGGCTGGGCCTGCTTGGTGTAGCAGGCGAGGAACTGGCCCTTGCGGTTCTTGGCGCCGAGGGGCTTCATGGGCTCCGGCGTCTTTTCGATCTTGGCGAGGCCGCGGCTGAGGTAGTAGTCGCACGAGGCCGAGATGATATTCTCGAAGTAGCCGCCGGCGACTCTGGCCTGCTTGCCGCGGATCTGCGCCATCATGTGTTTTTCGGCTGCGTAGGGCGTCGGGTCGTTGTAGCCCTCCGCGTTCTTTCTCGGGTCGTACTTCGTCACGGCGTTCAGCCTCCGATCTCGATGTGGACGCCCGGATCGGAGATCAGGCGGTCGGCGAGCTCGAGGATGACGCTGCCATCCAGCTCGATGCTGATGGGGCCGTGGTCGAGGTGCTGGTTGCAGACGGCCATCGCCCTGAAGGCGGGCAGGTGCAACGTGACGCTGCCGATGTCCGGCTTGTCCTCCTCGCTGTTTTCCAGCTCCTCGTCCGGCTTCAGCTCGCTGATGGCCTCGAAGCCGTTGCGGACGGGGATGCCGTGCGCCTTGGCGAGCTCGATCTCCGCAGCTATACCGGCCGAAGGGTGGTCAATACCGAAGGCCCACAGCTCGGAGCAGCCGAGCACCAGCTCGCTGCCGATCTTCAGGGCCAGCTCACGCTCCTCGGGGACGTTGTCGTCCATGAACTGCGTGAGATAGATGTGCGGGGTGACGGGGATGACGCCCTTCTCCACAGCCGCGCGGCTGTACTCCTTGGCGCGCTGGATGTTGTTCTCGTAGTCCCCGCGGCACGGGGAGCAGATGTAAACCTTTTTCATGTTGTCGTGTCCTCCTTCTGGTTCAGGGCTTTCGCCCATCGTTGTTTGTACTCAGCCGGTGGCTGTTTCGACGGGAAAAGAGAGAGCTGCACGGGCTTGGCGGCGTATCGTTCCTTGTTCCATCGGGGCTTTCCGGCTTTTGCGGCCTCCAGCGTCCAGCCCGCGGCCCTGAGACTTGTCCCGGGCTCGCTCTGGAGGATGAAGGTGATGATTTTGGCGTAGCCTTCCCGCTTTGCACGTCTGGCGCAGGCCGCGTAAAGCGCCGAGCAGGCGTTCCGCGTGCCGTCAGTGCAGAGCCGCGTCACTTCGAGGGTGCTGCCGTTGTCGAGGTAGCGGCCGGTCGGCCTGCCGACGATTGCGACGCCGCAGAGGCGGCCGTCTTTGTATGCTGCGAGGCTCCACTTGTGTCCGACGACCTTGCCGTGGTGCCTGTGCAGCTCCTCGACGTAGGCGTTGGCCGCTCTGAGTGTAGTCTCGCGGATCTCGATCACCTGCTGCGCCAGCTCTGGCCGGTGAGGGTGATGCCCCTGCACATTTCCATGAGCCGGTCGATGGTGGCCCGGGCCGTCATGCTGTCGTGGCTTTCCCGCGGCGTCATGCGGTCGATCAGGGCCTCGGTGTCGTAGTTGGTGGTCACTATGGTCGGCAGGTATGCCTCATAGCGGCCGTTGATGATGTTGTAGACCGTGGAGATCGCCCACTCGGTCGGCGGCTCCTTGCCGATGTCGTCGATCACGAGGAGCGGGACGGTCTTGTAGATCTTCAGGACGTCGCTCTCGCTGCCGCCGGTCGCGGAGTAGGTGCGCTTGATGCGCTCCAGCAGGTCGATCATCGTCATGCAGATGACCGGCTTGCCTTGCGCGATCAGGTGGTTGGCGATGGCAGCGGCGAGGTGGGTCTTGCCGGTGCCCGGCGGGCCCGCGATAAACAAGCCGTTGCGGCCGGGTTCCTGACGGCCGGGCTGCGGCAGCATGGCGTCGAAGCCTTCAGCGTAGCGCCGGGCGGCTGCCGCTGCTCGCTTGTTGTCGTCGGTGAGCTGGAAGGTGGAGAAGGTGCGCCGCAGGAAACGGTCGCCCATGCCGGACTCGCCGACGATGCGCTTGATGCGATCCCGCATTTTCTTCTCCTCCTCAGCCTTAGCGGCTGCGGCCTCAGCAGCTTCGCGCTCTGCCTTCGCCTTCTCATAGGCAGCCACGGCCTCGGGGCAGGTGCATCGCTCGGCTCCGTAGGGAGGCCAGAGGATGCGGTTGCCGAGTGGGATGCCCTTGTGGTAGCGCAGGGCGCCGCAGAACTCGCAGGGGACGGGCTCAGGGACTCCGGGACGGCCGGCGAGGCGCTCGTCGTTGCTCCAGATCCAGTTACCGGCGTCACTCGTCGTCGGCCGGCTTGAAGCCCTTGCCCCAGTCTCGGCCGGAGCTGTCGGGCTGTTCAGGATCTCGCTGATTTTCTGCACCTTCGTTCACCTCCTCGTTGTCCCAGTAGCCGCCGTTGAGCCATGTGCTCGGGTTCGGTATGTAGCGCCCGTTCTCCCGGCGCCACTGGTCGCTCCGCTTCTGAGCGTCGACCGCCTGCATGATCCTCTCGTGGAGCTCAGCGGTGGGCTTGATCTTGTTCCACGCCTTCAGAGCGTACTGCTTGCCGGTCTTTTTCGGGTAGGCTTTCCAGAACTCGAGAAATCTGGCCTCGACGAGCGACTTCGTGCCGCCGTCACTCCCCTCGTCAGAGGGGGAAGGGGGTGTATTACCTTCTCTTGTCTTATCTTCTCTACTCTGGTCTACTCTGCCTCCGGCTTTCTTGCGGCTGTTTGCCGGTCGTCCGGCGGTCGGCGTTGGGTCGTCCGGCGAGGCGTCGGCAGACGCCGCAGCAGCGGCCCGGCGACTGCGGGAGCGCTCTTTCTCGGCTTGCCGCTGGTCGATCAGCTTGCCGGCGTACTCGTACCAGTCGTGGATCTCGAGCGTCCCGTCCTCTTTTTCGTCGATCCAGCCCGCCCGGATCAGCGTTTTCGCCAGCTTTTCGGGGTCTCCGTCCCACTGAGCGGCCCGCGAGATCATGCGCGGCGTGATGTCGACGAGGCTGCCGGTCGGGGCGTTGTCGAGGGCCCACAGCCAGAACGAGACGAGCAGCCCCATCATGTGCGGCGGCTCGACTTCGAGCTGGTCAGCAGCGTCGAACAGTTTGCGGTGATCCTTGAGCGTCTGATGCACTTGCAGCCATGCCACGGTCGTCACCTCCTTTCTGTGGTCGTTTGTTTGTGGCCTGCTTTTGGTCGTCTGCCGGTCGTCCGGCGGTCAGGTTAAAATGGAAGGTCGCCATTGTCCTCGATCTCCGCGAAGTCGCCGGAGCTCTCAGAGTAGCCCGGATCGGCGAAGTCGCTGCCAGAGCTCTGGCCGCCGTCCTTCTTGCTGTCGCAGAAGTGAACGGAGTCGACCGTGATCTCGACGGCTTTGCGGCGGTTTCCGTCCTTGTCCTCGTAGCTGCGGCTCGTGAGCTCGCCCTCGACGAGGACGAGGCGGCCCTTGCTCAGGTACTTGCAGACGAACTCGGCCTGTGCGCGCCATGCGACGCACTCGATGAAGTTGGTGATCTTCTTGCCGTCCTTGGTCTTGCGGCCGGTGTCGCTGGCGAGGGTGAAGCTGGTGATCGCCGTGCCCTGCTGCGTGTATCTGAGCTCGGGGTCGGCGGTGAGACGGCCTTGGAGGCCGGTGTGGTTATACATTAGGCGTTTCCTCCTTGCTGGTTATGCTGTGCGGCCGCGTTGTCGAGGGACGTGCAGATCTCGTCGTACTCTTGGCGGGTCAGGGTGGCCGGATCCTGCTTTTTGTACTTCTCCACGATCCGGGCGTTGGTGCGCTCCTTGGTCATTCCCGCGGCCTCTGCCTTCTTGTAGAGGCGCGCGAGCTGCGCGTCGCTCAGACGGCCGGAGCTCTGCCCCTGACGGCCCTGTGTGGCCTGCTGGCGGCCTCCAGCGCCGGATCCTTTGCCCTGCGCGCCGAAGTCACTGTTGTCGGGGTCGTCCTCGCCTTGGTCGACGGTGAACTTCTCGAAAAGGTAGTATTTCAGGGCGTAGGTGTGGGCCGCGCCCTTGGCCTTGGCGGGGTCATCGTTCCAGCCGACGGCGTGGACGGTGGCCTCGATGGTCTCGTCGTCGTTGTCGAGGTTCAGCCAGCGGATTGTCAGGTCGGCCTCGTAGAGGAACATGAGCTTGTCGCCGTTGCGGGTCTTGGTCTGCATGGTGATCCAGTAGACCGGGTCGCCGTTCTCGGCGTGGCGCGTGGCCTGCTCGCTGATGACGTCGAAGTCGACGCCGAGCTCGTTCATTATGGGGGTGATCTTCTCCCACACGTCGTAGATCTTGGCGTACTTGTAGCTGACGCCGTCGCTGTGCTGCTTCTTGACGATCTCCGGGCAGGCTTTCCGCATTTCGACGAGCTTCTGCCGGAGCGTCAGGCAGGCGGCTTCAGGAGGGGCCGCAGCAGCGGCCGCCTCTGTTTTCTTGGTTTCTGCCATATCGGTGCCTCCTTACACGTCGACCGTGAAGATGCCCGGGGTCTCGTAGACGGTGACGCCCTCCACGATCTCGCCGGTCTCGGTCAGGGTTGCGATGTCGCCGGTGTAGCTGAGCAGCTTCTTCAGATCGGCCCAGCGGGTCGACTCCTCGACCTTTACGAGCTCGCCGTAGCCGTTGGCCTTGAGCCACGGCACCAGCTTGGTCTCGTCGAGTTTGGTCTTGGTGGTGCCCTTCTTGAAGGTCAGGGTGCCAGAGAGGAGGCGGTACTTCTCCGTCGTCTTGGTCTCCTTGTGGGGGACGGTGGCGAAGAAGTCGGCCAGACAGCTCGTGAGGTACGAGGTGCCGTTCTCCATGCGCTTGCGGGCGGCGGCGACTTTCTCGTTGATGGCCGCGATCTGCTCGTCGGCCAGAGCCTTCAGACGGTCGTACTCGCTGCGCTCGTCTGCGATCTTGCGGATGGCCCAGTCGGCACAGCGGTCGTCGGTGATGCGGAACGGGGCGCGCTCGCCCTCTGCGACGGTGCCGAGGTCGACCTGCTCCAGCTCGTCCAGCGTGGCAGCAGGCAGCAGCTCGGCCTCCTGCGTGGTGGTGGCCTCTGCGTCTGCCTGCTCGGCAGCGAGGGCCGCGGTGGTCTTATCGCTCATTGTTGTGCTCCTTTCTCTCGGTGACATTGAAGGTGAGCATCACGCCGCAGGTGACAGGGGTGACGCTCTCGAGCTCGAGGTCGC